ACCGTTGCAAGCCCTTCTAGTAACGCACAGGGAACGGTAAATAACAATGCCACCATGATAGCTCCGCAATCTAATCCTCAATTCAGAATGTCGCAGGGTATTGTTTGTAGTTCACCTAGCCTTACCATTACACCATTCCTAACAGACTCATGGTCATTTAACCGCCCTATCGAATACGTTACAAGACAGAATATATACGATGAAGATACTGGTCAAATAAAATATGTACAAGAAACACCAAGGTTTGAAAAGGATAACTACAATTTAAACTACGGTATCTCAGCACAATTCAGTATTCCATTAGGCAAAGCACCTGCACTATGTCATAAGGCAACAGAGATAAATATAAAAAATCAGGAATTATTGTATAAAAAAACTGAGCTAGAGGTCGCTCTGTTTCGGCTAAAAGTATGTGGTGAACAAGCTAAATTAGGAGTTCAATTTACAGGTAAGTTTGCAACGATATGCGAAGGCATTGCAGTTACTGTTCCTCCCGGTCAGGTAATCCCTCACTCTCATTCTTTGAAACCTTAGATTTACTTAGACGTTTACCTAATTGTTTTATAGCTGACTTTGCTGCCCCTTGTATCAAGGGTACAAGAGCCGCAGAGCCACCGGCAACCAAGCCAATAACAGTAGTGGAAATAAGTATCTCAGGAGTACCAATAAGACTTTCTCTGAATGGTACGTCTTCCCAGATCGGGTCACAAGAGCCATCTATACTTCTTTCCCATTTTACCAATCTTTCAATTTTTTTATCATTTCTGTAATCTCCTTCCCTAAATGGTGCGTTCTCTGGAGGGCAAGGTTTGTATTCTTCTTCTTTTTTTTCATTGCTTGTTGTCTCAGTTTTAGGCGGTTCACTAGTTGGCATCTCACTATCATTAGCAAGATTAGGCATCTCTTCTGTAATTGTTAATTGATCTGGTACATAATTTAATGGGTTAAAACTAGGGTACGGACAATTTGTCACGACCCCATTTGGATCTTCTATTATTAAATTTCTATTGCCTGTATTCTTTGTATCTCTGTGGTAGTAAGTGCAGCCTATAACTTGTACATTTGAATGCCCATAGTCAGGCACATAGGTATATGGGATATGAACATCAGGTATATGTATCTCAGGTATTTCCAATTAAAATTTTAATTTATCCATAGTAGGTGGTGTAGGAATTGATGGCCCTGTCATGTCTGGTAATTTATTATCTAACACATTAGGCAATAACCCCTTGACTTCGCCAAGTATAGAGTTCATAATTTTAGCCTTAAACTGCTCAGATGAAACATATTTGTATGTAAAAAAACCACCGCCTACTATTCCCAAAACTAGTACGGTAGATAAAATTGTTAAAGCGTCAAGAATTTTTCTCATGATTAAAGAACAGATAGCACGAGCTACAGCATTAATGTCCGTAGTCGTTTTGCTACTTATTGTAGCCTTATCTCCTCTCTACGTCACTATGGGGTTAATGACTAGGCAATTACAGGAAAAAATTAAGTAGCTTGCTTTGGTGCAGGTGCTTTATCAGGTACAACCACTTCTGTTCTTCTATCATCTAAAATTGCTTGGATCTGCGTAAACCTAGTTTTCATTTGGTCTACTATTTTTTGTGCATCGTTATGCTTTTGCACTACTTGTGCTAGTTCTTCTTGAAGTTGTTGGTCTGTTGGTCTGGTCATGATTCAGAAACCGTGTTGATATTTGGTTTATTTGCTATTAGTTTAGCTTTCCACGCAGCTTTTACGTCAGTTGTCCACACAGCGTTACAAATTGCTGACACTTTTGTTGGTTCTTTTGATAAATCTGTATCTACAAGATTATCGGAATCATCTAAATCTCCGCAATGAAGTACATATCTTTCGTAAGTCCTTGCACCTATATCTACACCATCTTTTTTAATAACAGTTGCTTTTCGGACTTGCACTGTTGCGTATTCTCCGACAACTTCTATTTTGTCGTATTCAATTGATTCGCTTAATGCCATTAGGATTAATCTCCGATTAAAACAGTTTTAGGCTTAGTTTTAAGACGTAGCTCGGTCTATTAATCTATCTTGTAAGTTCCAAAGATTCTTACATAATCATTATCAAAATGAGTTGATTGGGGATTACCTCCATTTTTATCATATAAATATATTCTAGTACCAGAAGTACCTAGTGCAAACTGTATATGGTTTCCATTGTGATAACCTATAGCAAAAGAGTTAGAATATTGACCATACTGATCTGCATTCATACTAAAAGGTAATCCATCTACATATATAGCCACAGAACTACCATTATTATTAAATCTTACACCAAACTGCACAGTTACCCAACCTCCAATTTTTTGATAAAAACCATAGGTATAATCTGATTGTAGACCTATTGTTGGGTTAGTTGGTGTAAAAGTACCTTCTTCATAATCGTTAAGATAATGTTGAGAATTAGATTGTCCATCAAAATATATTCCTTTTCCAGAAGCTATATATGTATTATTGTTTAAATATAAATTACTGCCAATTAAAGCTGTGCCGTTTACATGAAGTTTATCAGTAGGTGATTGAGTTCCTATACCACAATTACCGTTTGCTAAAAGAGTTAAATTAGGTGAACCATTATTATAAAAATAAGTATTACCGTTTTCTTGGTTATTTATATAAAGACTATGATTATAATGAGATACTTGAGAACCATCACCAGCTGCACTACCTCCATAAGCATTAGTAAGATGCAACTGTGATCCAGCAGAACCACCACTAGCTGCCTGATGAATGTGCAAACAAGCACCTTCATAATAACTAGCAGTCGGGTTTGGACTTGCTGTACCTATACCAACACTATTATTACTAGCTCTATAAACAAAAAGTGACTCAGCATCTAAGTTCGTACCATCACTAGTAATAACTCTTTCATCCCCGGCATTGCCTACAGACACCCCTGCTGATATTCCTGTTAGGTTTGATCCATCTATTGCAGGTAATGTTCCAGTAATATTTGCAGCAGGTATATTAGTTAAATTAGCTGCACTTGCAGCAGGGAGTGTTGCCGGAAATCTTGCATCTGGAATTGTTCCAGAAGCTAAATCCGATGCATCTAAATTTGTAAGATTAGCTCCACTGATTGCAGGTAAAGTAGAAGGGAATCGTGCATCAGGCAAAGTTCCAGACGTTAAATTAGACGCACTTAACGCAGTTAAATCTATTGTTTCAAACGTAGGATCTGTTCCGTTGTTTGCTCGTAAGAATTTACCGTTACTATTACTATCGCCATGTAACAACTTAGCTAGTGTTATAGCTTCATCTTTAATAGCAGGTGTAGAAACTTTAGTTAATGCCATAATTAGCTAGGTTTTGGGTACTTGTTTTTGACAGGATCGACTACATCTGTCTTCCATTTTTCAATACCGTTGTGGTATATGTAATCGAGTTGTTCACCTATAGGAGGATATATACCTTCTGTAGTTCTCTCTCCATCTACCATTTGACCTGTACGTTGTCTTTTATAAACTTCTTCTTTTTTAATTCTTTCAACTTCTGCTAAAACTTGTTCTTTGGTTGGAATCTTACTTTCGTCAGTTAAGTTTCCGTTTCCTATTTGCCAACATTTTATGTTTTCATAGGCATCATCACCTTCCATTATGAACCAAGGACCGCCAATTAGGTTTTCTACAGCAGATATAAAAATGTTATCGTTCATTGTAAAATCTCCCATATTGATATACTAGATCCACCCATACTGTTTTCTATTCTTGAGTCATCAGAAGCATTAGGATTCACTCTGGCAAAAATTCTATTTCCACCACCAGAAGCTGATCTATAACCAACTGATACGTTTTGATTACCAGTTGATGTGTGTCCAGTTATGTGTCCTGATATTATAGCAAATTCTTGATAACCAGCACCACTATAATTATAAGTAACGATAGGATACCCAGAAGATGTACCACCACTTAAGACATAATTAGAATGACTACTGCCTACTCTAACGTTTGTTGTTATTGCTCCAGCTTCTTCACCCCAACCAGCACAAAAACCTTGGAATACTAATAGACTGCTAGATTCTTTTTTGTTAAAAGTACCAAAATCTACAAGTAGCATTTCTTGGTTACTAGAAGACCCACCTAAAGTACGCCTAGTATTGTTAGTTAATCGACTAAAGTTAATAACGTGTGCTGCTCTTGTTTGAGCTTCATCAGAATAATAAATAGCCATTATGATACCTCCGTTAAAGCAAACTTATACTTCTTGCCATTGCGTTTGTTAATCAAGAAAAGATCCTCTGCTCCTTCTTGTATTGTAAAACTTCCCCATGTTCCGTCAACATCATTAGCACCACCTTCGTTAGATAAGTGAAGGTCATTGGTGTAGATGTTTCTCCATCTTTCGCTTGTAGTACCTAAGTCATAAGTGTTATTAGCTGATGGTGCTACATTACCTACTACTTGCAATAATCCAGTAACTTGGCAACCACCACTCATAGTCTGGAATTTCGCACTACCCGCATAGTAAAGCTCAGTTTTATTGTTTCTTTCGCCATATACCATCCAATGATTATCGACATCATTGTAAAGACCCATAGCAGTACCAGCTGCATTTCCCATGTAGACAAACTGATTATTAATGCTGTAACCAGACCAGTTACCAGCACCGCCAGCTGCTACAACTGAACCATAATCTCCACCAACACCAGTTTTAAGTCTCAAGATGTTGTTATAATACAGTTCTACTGCATCGTCTGGAATAATAACTATTCCATTTTCACCTGATTTAGGTTGAAAATACATATTACCAACAGTGTTTAATAAGTACTGATGGCTGCCACTATGATATAACTGCGCTCTATTACCACTTCCCATACCATAAGAGTAGTTATCATTTAAATTAATATAACCACCACTTAAAAATAAATTACCAGTAACAGTACATCCAACACTTGCTGTGTGAAACTTTTTACTGTTGTCGTAGTAAAGTTCTACACCTCCGTTTGCATCTGCAACTATCATTGACTCGGAATCGGCTTGATTTCTTACTCTGAAAGCATTAGTTTGTATTTCTAAATTTTGACCAGTAGCACCATTAATTATGTTATGACTTCCGTCATGTTTGATGACTAAATCATTTCCATCACCAAGTCTTAGCTCTTCACCATCTGTAATTTTAATATTGTTGCCATTACTATCCAAGTCACCGCCTAGCTGTGGTGTTGTGTCGTTAACTAAGTCAGTTACAACTGTTGTCCATGCACCATCACCTCTTAAAAAGTTTGTGTTATTTGGTGTGCCAGATGTAGCAAGTTTTGTTAAAGCTATTGCTGCACTTGCGTTTATGTCATCGTTGACAATAGATCCGTTTACTATTTTTGCACTTGTAACTGTGTTGTCGCTTGGAGTACCAATACTTACTGATGCACCAATAGTGACAATAAAATAGTCAGCCCCGGTAGGAGGGGCAGAACTAAATACTATATTTGCACCATCTAAAGCAAATCCTTCACTAGGTTGTCCTGTGCCAGAATTAGGTTTTTGTACAACACCATTAATGCTGACCAACATTTGTTGGGCAAACTGACCTGCATTGCTTAACGTAAATTTGTATGCAGAACCATTAAATGTTGCACTACCACCACCAGTACCACTAAAATTGCCAATAGTATTAATAAAGAAATTACCAACAGATTGTGTTTCTTCCCATGCACTAGTTACACCGTTGTAAACTAAAAGTTTTCCGCTTTGTTGGTTATAAAATAAATCACCTGCGTCATTGTTAGATGATGGGTTGTTGCCAGTATTATCTGTTCTATATCTATTTGCAAAAGAGTTTACACCACTTAAATTTGACGCAACAGTATTTACATTTGCAATGCTATTTCCTACGTTGTTGACGTTTGCTATTGACCCACCAACAAGATTGACATTGGTCATATTTCCAGCAACTAATGCTATGTTGTCATCGCCAACAGAAATAGTATTACCCATGCTGTTACCATGCACTGTGCAGTAATAACGTAATGAGCTAGGTGCATTTGAAGGTACAACAAACGTTACATTTGCACCTGCTTGCCCTGCTGTGCCATTAACTGTTACGCCAGTTGTATATGAGTTACCGCTACCATCTTTAAAAGCTAATGGATGATTACTGTTGCTATTGTCAGCTTGATTAAATATATATGTATATCCTCTAATTAACGCAAGAGTTGGTTTGGATACACCATCAACGTAAAATACACCGCTTTGTACAGTAATAGTGTATGTTGTTTGACCTGCTAATACAGTTCCAATTGCATTGATATTAGCAATATTGTTACCGACTAAATTGACGTTAGCTATGTTGGCAGCAACTGTATCTATTTCAGATTGTGTTTCGTTTAAATCATTAGCTACAGTTTCAATTTCAGAAACAGTTTCGTTTAAATCATTTGCAACTGTTTGTATTTTTGCTATATCTGCTCCAATTGCATTGACGTTAGCAATGTTAGACGCAACTGTATTAACATTTGACGCATTGCTTGCTACTGCGTTTACGTTTGATATTGAACCTGCAACTGCATTTATATTTGAAGAATTGCTATTAACAGCATTAATATTACTAGCGTTGTTAGCTACTGCGTTAACTCCAGATATGCTGCCAGCAACTGTATTGACGTTACTTATAGAACCTGCAACTGTGTTGACATTTGTTAAATCTGACCCAACTATTGTTACTTCTAACCAAGCAGTATTGCCAAGGTCATAGACCCTCATCCTATTTACATTAGAGTTAAAGTATAACGCTCCATCTATTAACGCATTACCGTCATTATCAAGTGTAGGGTTAGACGATTTAGCACCAAGATATCTATCATCAAAAGAATCTAATGCGGTTTCTGCTGCGGTTTGGGCTGCCTGTGCTGCGGTTTTTGCAGTGTCAGCTTGCGTTGCTTTTGTAGATGCCGTAGTAGCGGAGCTAGCTGCTGCTGTTGCCGAGCTTGCTGCTGCGGTTTGACTAGATGCTGCTGCCGTTTGTGACGCTGATGCAGCCGATGCAGAACTAGCTGCTGCCGAAGCTGATGACGATGCTGCATTTTGTGCAGCAGTAGATGTTGCTGCGTCTACAATTAAATCCCATTTTGCAGAGTCAGTATTAGTAGTAAGAGGTTGTGCTCCTGATGAAGTATGTGCAGCATTACACATAAAAATATTATTTGTGCTTGTATCTTTTACAAGATCTCTAACAAAATAAGCACGACTAGCAGCCCAATTTCCTCTGTATGTACCTAATTCACTAAGAATAGAAAATTCACCTGCATTGTCAAATGCCATAACTTTGTTGGCACGAGCAGCAGCGTTTTCAGTAATTTCTAAACTACCAATAGTATTGGTTAATGAAAATTTTATAGACCTGTCTAATTCACCCTGTTGTTGCTGGTGTAATATTGTTGATTTATCTAAAGCATCATTAATAACTTCTGGATAAAATCCACCTTGGTTAGTAAGGTCTGTACCTTGCAATGATTGAACAGCAGAAGTAATAACAATTTGAAACCCACTAGGTAAATTAAAATTATTACCACTTGATTTTAAAGTTACACTTCCACCGGGATTACCGTTTTGATCTGAATTTAAAGTAACTATATAATCGTTGTTAGCACCTAAAGTTAGCGTAGTTTCTATACTTGTACTTACTTCTAATTTTTTTACAACTACATCTGCATCTGTAAAAACTTTAAAGGCAAACGGATATGTATGTGTATTGCCATTACCAGCTAAATTATTTGTCTTTCGTGTAGTCGAATTTATCGTCATTGACTAGACATTTTCACTATCTTATTAAGGTTACCTTTAAATGCTTGCATTACGGTCACACCTTAATTTCTACTTTTACCACTAGCTTTACCTGTTATTAATCCTCTTACATAATCTGGTAAACCAGTTGGATCTATCTTTCCTTGGTTTACGTCTACCTGATAACCTATTGGTTTACCTAAGATTGTTAATGGTACTCCTGTAACTAATGAAAGAAATGTAAGCAAATCTTTTACATTTCTGCCAGATAAATCTTTATCTTCGCTAGTTAAAGCTAAAATTGTTGTAACTGGTGCTCGTAAAGAAGCTTCTAATATTGATACAGATGGACTTACAGTAATACGATCATTATATGGTTTATTGTCTAACATATTTATACCAACTAAAGCAGCAGTACCAAAAGGTACTAAAGCAGCAGCAGATCTTATTTGTGACCCAAAATACCAACCCATAAAATCATCTGCTATACCATCTTCTTCATCATCAATAAATCCTTCACCTAATGCTCTTACTATCATGTCTGCTACAAATGCTGGCATTGCAAATCCAAGAAGATACGTCATAAACAATTTACCTTTATTACCTCTCCACCCTAAATCTCTCATTATTTTTTTATAGGCTGTGCCATTTAAATTTGCAATCATATTAAAATAATTTCCAAATTGCAAAAATGTTTTTATAAAAGGAGTAGTTACCATAAAAGCTGGTAAATCTTCTGCACTTAAACTGTCTTGTGTTAGTCGTACATTAGCGTCTGCTTGTTGTATGGCTTCTGCCCTTGCTTGTTCAAAAGTAAAAGTTTTAGGTAATTCAGCCATAGTTTTTTCATATGATGCAGCCCATACAACGCTATCAACTTGGTTTTGAAATGCTTGTTGTAAAAAATAACCATGATGCGTTGCCCATTTTTGTACTTTTTGAAATTCATTTGGATTAATTAATAACTCGTTTAAATTATCCTGTATATCAAAAATTTGTGTATTTTGCCTTTCAGCCATAAATGGTGATAATTCTGCTATTTCATTTGCAAATTTATTTGGAGCTTGTAAATATTGACCTAATGCACCTTTTAAATATCTAGGTTCTACTTTTAACATGGCAGGGAAATACCCTGTAAGCTGTTGCATTGCGTTAGATATATTTGCAAACATTATTCCTACACCTGTCCTTTTTCTAACTGTTTGCCAGAACACATCTATACTTTCTGGATGTGCTCCGGGTACAAATGTTTTTTGACGAGCAGCATTGTTTAACCAAGGTATTAACATATTATCCATATAAGTTGGATTTATAACTGCTAACTTTTGTGCAAAGTCTTTATGTTTTAAAATTTTATGGACGTTTTTTATAGCAGGTTGTACATATGCAAAACGTAATGCATCGTCTATATGTTTTGTCATTATCCGCAAATCTAATGACAAAGGACCTGCAAATCTTTCATTACGACTTTTAGTAAATCCGTCACCAGTAGAAGGTAATGTTTGTCTGTATTCAGTGTCTAATTCTTCTAATTCTTTTAATGCTTTTCTTTGCCTATCCATTTTTGGATCTAACGCAGCAGGTACATAACCACCTCTATATGTACCAAATTTGTTAACAATAGGTGTAGCTTCTATTTCTTTAAAATAATATCCGTAAACTTCTCTATGTGCTTTTTGTGCAATAGGTTTCATTTCTTCGTTTAAATCCCAAACTTCTTGTAAAAAATCCCAATCGTCTTTATTTATATAGCCTTCGTTTTCCATACGAGCCATAAAAGCATCCCATTTGCTTGTATCTATAGATCCATCACTTAATTTTTCTGCCCATCCTCTACCAAGTAATAGTTTACGTTTGTTGCTTACATTACCTATATGCAACATAGCACCAAGCAATTCAACTTTACCGGGAACTGTACCACCATTGCCAAAAGTAAAATCTATTTCATGAGATACAATTTTTTCTTTTCCTAAACGCCCTGCATCTGCCAACATTTGCAGCATTGCTGCGTATTTTTTTGTAAATTTATTTCTTTCTGGTCTATATGCATCTAATGCATTTTTAACAGGACGCCAAATCAATTTTGTAAAAGGACCTGCTTCTGCTGTAGCACGGTCTAATGTTGCACCTGCACCTGCTCTTACTGCACCATCAAAATTATCCATCATATGTTCTACACGAGCAGTAGTAGATTCTAATCCTTGAAACATATACCGTACTTCTTCCATTCTTGTAAGTGTACCTTTTTGTCCTATTGCTTCGTTGTTTTTTATAAATGCTATACGATCTAATTCATAACTTAATGTTGCTACCTCTCTTTCTAAATTTACTTTTTGTCCATCTTTTTCTATAACTTTGTCCATTCTTGATTGATAATCAAGAGATTGTATTTGCTCATATAAAGTTTCAAATTGTTGTGCCGTTAAATCAGTTAATTCTTTTGCACCAAAATTTGAAGCATCTTCTATTATTGGTTTTAATCTTAAATAAACGTCTTGATTATATGCTGCTAATTTTTCTAAATATATTGTAGGATTATCTACCGCAGGTCCTACACCATAAGCAGCTAGTATTGACCTTGCAGCATTAATTAAATCTATATTTCTAGTATTTTTTAAATCTTTATCTGATTTCTTAAAAAATTTATCAAAATCTTTTTCTGCTTTTTTATATACATTGTGTATTCTTATAGCTTCACGAGCTAACTCATGTTGTACTAATTGAGCACGTTTCTTTGCTATAGCTTCTTTAGTGTTGCCTTCCATCATGGCTTTTTCTGTAAGCTTTACCGCTCGTGCTTGTGCTCGTGCAAATTGTGAAGGTCTTATTTCTTTTAAAGGTGTTTTTGCCAATATATCTTTTGCAACCTGTCTTGCTGCTGCAACCTGATAACGTACTGGTTGCATAGCTTTAGATAAAAATCTAAGTTCTGTTGCAATAAATTTTGCTCTTGCTTGATTATGTATAGCTTCTAACGCAGCTAATTGTTGCTGTTTAGGATCAGACAATTCACTGTAATCTTCTAACATAATTCTGTCTGTACGTTCTTTTACAAGATCTTTTATGTCTTGTAAATCAACTAAGGCATTAATCATTGCAGCAGGGGATTCGTATTCAAACAATTCTGCTAATAATGATGCAGGTACTCCATCGTCAGCAACCATACCTCTTAATCTTTTTAATTCGTCTGTAGCATCGTAAAAAGGCATATAATTTTTAACGTCTGCTTTTCTAATTTTTGGTGCTTTATCAACTACTACTGGTTCACCTTCTTGATTAACAGTTTTACCTGTTTTTAAAAATGCTTGTAATCTATATGCTTTTTCTTTTTTAGCTTTTTCCATTTCTTCATTCTTTACTTTATTGCGTGTTTCTCTTTCTTTTTTTTGTAATTTTTTTATTTCTTTGCTTTTAGCATTTTCTAGCCATTTCATTTGAGCTACACTTTTTTTACTAAGTTCGTTTATAGCTTCATCTTGTGCTTCTTGTATATTTTTTGTATAGTCTGCCCATTCTGCGTCATTCATTCCACTTGACTCTTGCGTTTCAAACATAGGCTTCATATTGTATATTTTTTGTGATTGTATAATTTCTTGTTCACTAGCCAACATACGATCCATAACACCTCTAATCTCATCTGTAAGTATTGGCAGGTCTACGCCATTTTCTGCTTTATACAAATCATTTAGTTCACCTCTAATAGATTGATAAATTCTGGTTAAAAAATTTCTAAATTTTACAAATATTTCTTGTAATTTTACATTAGGTGCAGCCTTTTCTTCTGCCATATATATTTCAAAATTATATGCAAAAGATTCATGATATTTTCTTTTTTCATTTAATGATAATTTGCTCCATGTATCAAAGTCTGCTACATCAAAAAAGTCTAATAACTTATCAAAATCATCAATCATTCTCTGTGTTGCTTTCCCACTAGCAACTAATTCTTCCATAACGGTCAACATATAGTGTGCTGTCTCATGTAAAAACGTAGATAAATCAGCTTCTTTAGTTAAAATAGTTGTTAAATTTTTAGGATCAAATTGTCCTCTAGATCCTTTTGGAGTTTGTGCTTGTGAAAATATCTTGCTTTCTTGTTCTAAATCTATTACATCTACTTGAACAGATCCTCTAGGCTTTCCAACTGAGAGTCTGAAATCTCTCCGTCCATTTGGGAATTCATCATCGAGACTAAGTCTAGAAGGTTCGACTCTGAGTCCAACTGCGGTATCACCATAGCCAGTATCTGGGATATTTCTGGTGGTAACGTAGACATCAGGTTCTCCAGCACTTTTAAGTTCACCGGACTTTCTGATGCTGTCTGCTGCTCGTTTGTTGGTGTGATGGTAGACAGTAACTGTTCCGTCTGGGTTGAGGGGAAGTCCAGTTCTTTCATCTGTTCTGGACTCAATATCTCTTCGTCCTTGTCGGAAATTTTCATTATCCTGTTGTATTCCATCTGGTCTTCTTTCTCCTGATTCAGCAACTCTTGCTCTGTCAATGCTCTGGTTTTGAATTTCAAGGTCTACCTCCTGTATTGTGGATTGTATGTCAACTTCAGAAATACCAAATGTTTTTGCTAATCCTACAGCAGCATTAGCGTAGTCTGGTGCTTCATCATCTACATAACCTTTAGTGTCTTCTGCTTCTACTAGTTTAGCAGAATCATACAATCTTTTTTCGGGATACCATAACAACGCTTGCAAATCAGCCATTGTAAGGTTTGGGTTATCTTGTTGCAATACGTCCAACGCTTGATTAAATACTTTTCTAATAAATCTTCTTTCTGGTGCTCCGCTTGGTGCTTCTTTTTGGCCATCTAAAAATTTTGTATAACTAACACCATTTTTTCTTATTTCATCCCCTACACCTATTCTTACAGATCCTTTTCTAGGTTTACCTAATATATCTATTATTGTTTGTTCTAACTCTGGTTGATCTTTTATAGTTGCAATTTCATTCATTATTTTTCTATTTGATTTATCAGTACTCGCATTGTCTATAGCAACAGCAACTTCATCTAAATTAGTCATTCTAATTTTGACACCAATAAGATCTTGTAATTTTTTCTTTTGTTTAGAACTTAATGCTTTTAATAATGGCTTTAATTGATCACGTTTCATATTTGCCTGTTTACGTTGATCTAAAACTAATGTGCCAGTTAAACGACCCCAACTACGAATTAACCACCTATCCATAGTAAGCTGTTCAAAAAATCCATATAAATTTGCAAAAAATCCATTACCAATTTTAGGACCCATTACCGCAGCACCATATACAATCTCTGATAAATTTTCACCAGATACACCGCTATTTGTATATGCTTTAACTTCTTTTACTGTATGTTGAGTTTTCATAAACTCTTCTAGTTCTACAAAATCTTTTTCTCTTATTAATTTGTTAAACAATTTAAAGTTAGAATTTATAGCATCAGTTGCTTTTCCTATACCTATATTTGTAGGAAACTTGCCAGTTTTTTTATAGTGCCTATATGCTTTTTCTGCTAGCTCAAAGTTTTTATCTACTTTAATCATGTTAGAAGTGTTAGCTAACGACCAAGTAAAGGCAAAATTAGCTACTGGGTCTGTAGCTAACTCTGGATGTATAAGAGACAATATTTTTTTTGCTTTAGTTACTTTTTCGTTGTACCAACCAACAGCATTACTATTTTCAATTAACGCATAATTAGCGTCATCTATAACTGTTTGCACTAAATATTTTTCTGTTTCTATTGACGCATCATTAACATCAATACCTGCTTCTTTTGCAGCTTGCTTGACTCTTTCTTGTAATTCTATTTTAAATTGTCTATTAGTTGGAAAAGGTTTACTTTTAGCAAAATCAAAACTATTTTCTAATTTATTTGTTTGTCTAACATTATCAGGTACAGGTTTGCCTTGTTCTTGTGGCTTTGCACGTTGTTCAAATACTTCGCCTTCTTCTATATCATCTAATAATTCTTGCGTTTCTTTTTCCCATGTACCACTTCTATCTGTAGTTTTTACATTATTAGAATCAAATATAATTACTTCTTGATTTAAATCATCTAAGGGTAAAATTATACCGTCATGCCCATCTTCTATTAATTTATTTCTAAAAGCTTCAGACGCTGCTTTACCTCCTTCTCTTATCTGATTTTTTTCTGCTGCTGTTGCAATGTAAGGATTTTCTAGTTTTGCATACAAAGGCAAACTAGTTGTTGCGTTTACACCTTTATTTTTTTGTTCATATGTGTCTGCAAAATTTTGTGCATCTTTTCCTCTAACTGCATATACTCCAGAACCTGCCCAACCATCATCTTTTTTTGTAGGGTTGTTAGGATCAAAACCTTTTAAACTATCAGAAGTACCATGATAAATTATTTGTGGTGTACCATCTTTTTCAATTAATTTTGAATTTTTAAAAAATTCAGTAAAAGTTTGACTATCAGTTTTTACTTGGCCATCAGGCGTAAACAATTGGTTTAAAGTAGAAGCTTCTACATTTCTATTAACTTGTTGTTCATTTTTTATGTTGTAATAAAACTGACTAAAAAATTCACTAGGTGACATACCTAGTTCTTTTGCTTGAGTAACAATAAAATCACGAGCAAATGTAGATAAATCAGAAATATTATTTTTTGTATATTTAAGACCAGCATTTCTTAATTGGTCAGCAATAGTTTTTTTAACATCAGCAGCATCAAGATCAAAGTCTTGTACTGCTTGACTATCTACTGTTATTGCATCTATCATTTCTTGTTCTAACGCAGGTCGATCTTTTAAAAACTGTGCATATTCAACTGTGCTCATACCTTTTTCAGTTTTGCGTACATGAGGTTTTATTACATCGCCAACTTGTGTTCCAACTAATTGGGAAAAATATTCACCAGTTTGCATCTCGACAGTACCTACACCTCCACCTTCATTTATTTCCTGTAGCTTTCGTGCAATCTCAGGAGAAGCTATTTCTAAATCTTCTAAAGTTATGCCAACGTCTTTTAATGCTTGATTTAATACATCAGCTTCTATATACAAATTTTCTACACCATTTTCAACAGCAAGATTATTAATAAGTGATCTGTATTGTTTTGGATTTCTTTTTCTAGTTTTGTCTTCTACAGACATTCCATAAACTTTTTCTAAAAAAGCAGTATCTTTATTTGCTTGTTTTGCTCTTTGTGCATCTATTACAAAATTACCACCAGCAGGTACTAATCCTAGTATTGACATTGCTTGCATACTTTTAACAAATGTTGTAACCAACCTGTCAGATATTTCATCACGACCTTCTCTTGAATTTAATTTAACCTCTAAATCAGGATAATCTCCTAGTTGTACGGCTAAATCACGACCTATAACATTACTAAATTCTTGTCCTACTTCAGTTAATGATTCTACTGTGCTACCTATTACTGCGTTTTTACTAAAATCTATAAATGCTTTACGCATTGTTGGTTTTGCTAATTCTTTTACTAATTTTTTTGTTACTTCTTTTGCTAAATATTTTTTTATTAAAGGTTTAAATACTACACCTGCACCACCAAATTCTAGTGCTGCATTTACTAAACCAACACCTGTAGATATATGTTTCGATGTTTCTTCATCTATACCTTCTTCAATCATTTCTAAATACGAATGACCTGCTTCTATCTTGTAACTTTCTAAAGCCATTGTTGTCATAAAGCCAACAACAAATCCACCTTTAGCAGTAAATATAGAACCCGGTCCTGTAACTGAACCTAATCCGAATCCTATCGCAGCACCAGCAGAACCACCTTCTAATCCTGTCTTTACTGTCTTAGACATTTGTCCTACTACTGTAGAAGCTTCTTCCCAAAACCCAGATCCATCGCTTTGTAACTGCTCAACTCTTTCGTTAAGTTTTGCCAGTTCTAAATCTAATGCTTCGTTGCCTTTGCCAGATTTTTTTAAATTACCAATTTTTCCTATTCTTGTTTGTAACCTACCTTTTTCAAAACCTTGCGATACGTTTTCTGGTAAATTTTTTATGCCATTAAATACATATGATATTGCGTTT